CAATCCACTTACTATTAGAGTATTTACTGCTGTAATCGCCTTTACAGTAATGTCAAAATCGACAAAACACGTACCATTAAGAACTTTATAAACTACAGTCCCAGCCCTTACCCAGTCCAAATTAATGACTGCATCTCCAGAATAGGAATCAACAATGCCATTGTTTGTAATCTTAGTATTGAGCACGGCAAATCACACTTAACTCAATGGCAGGTGCCATGGTTGTCCTGCCCCTTACATAAAGTCATATGGAGTCTTTTTTCTGTGTACTGTCGCTTTTCTTGGCGCAGCGGCTTCCGCATCCTCTTTTGTTCTATATAGCCGGCTCTCCGGAAGTCTGATTCCCTTCCCGTTTCTATACTGTATTACATATTTCCCTCCGGAGCTGGAGCGAATAATCCCCTCCAGCGCATAAATATTACTCTCTAAAAAATAGCAGGTGTCTCCTATCTTGTACATACCCATACCTCCTACTAAAAATATAATAACATTTTTTCAATTTATTATCAATTCCTCTTGCTTTTCCACGCATTGCGTGGTATAATCTATATATAAGGTAAAGGACGGGGGAACAGAAAAATGATGAAAAGAGCAGAGAACACAAAAGAAAAGAGAAGCGAATTACACGGATACAATATCATGGTGGACCGCACTGATTTCCATAAGATTATCGCTTTCAAATTTACACAAGAAATGACCGGAACTGAGAAACAGGTGGCATACGCAAGAGATATACTTGCTCAGAAGGTTTTCAAAACAGACGAAATGGCCGGAATGATGATGTCAAATGGAAAAATGGATGCGCAGAGTTACGCGGCTGGTATGGAGAGTCTTATTGACCAATTGAGTAAAATGACGGACGCAAAATATATTATTGAACATGTCAAGTAGGAGGACACGATGAACAGAATTAAAGAATACCGCTCAAAAGCACAAATGACACAATCTGATTTATCTGCTTATCTGGAAATACCGACCAGGACTATTGAGGACTGGGAAGCCGGAAAAAGGAATCCGGCTCCCTGGGCCGAAGAATTAATCATTAGGCAATTGGAGGAATTAATCCATCCTTGTCTCATGAAAAAACTTCTAAATAAATTTTCGGATTTGGCCTATGAAAAGCTGCTTCCAGAAAATTACAATGTATTTTCTGATTCCCGCAAATTTTCTCATGATGATTATTTTAAAATCATACATGATGAAATGGAAAAAATAGGAGTTGAGGACGGCGATTATGAGTACTGTCCGAAAAGCATTGACCCCAATTACCTGGAGAACGTACGAGCCGGACGGGAAATACATGAAACCATATTATAGGAGGAATATCAATATGAAAACTTTTAAAGGATACATAAATTATGGATGTTTAGCTGCTGAGAAACGGCCTTTGTTTACTGCGGAAAATCCTCACCCAACCGCAACAGTCAGCGAGGCAGTAGAGTATACAGTGCCAGACGGATGGTCCTGTGATGAAACGGAAACTGGCACTGTATTGACTGCTCCGTGGAGTTGGGCTTATACGCCGAACGAGCTGCTGCAGGGGAAAGAATCCCCCTATCTATGCGTAATCAATAACGAAGGAAAAGAAATCCATATCATGTTAGATTGGAATCATATTTAACCCCAAATTTGTCAATAAGCTATTCGGCCAGTCCGGGCCACTGCAATGCTCCATCCTGGTCCGGGGTGAGCGTTACCGGCTCCATGGACAGCTTTCCATCCTGGTCCAGGAAATACCACTTCCCTCCGCTGGCCTGCAGGCCCCTGACCATAGCTCCATCCGCCCCTAAATAATACCAGTCACCCTTGTACCGGTACCATGTGTTGGATACCATGGTTCCGGCGCCATCGAACCAATACCACTTCCCATTCTCATCCAGGTACCAGCTATTCTTAACTGGCTCCCCGGTGTTGCCCAGGTAAAAGCTCCAAGCCCCATCAGCCCCCTGCTCCCATCCGGATTTCTTTGGCTGCTCCTGCTCCGTCGTAACATCATCCTGTATGTATCTGCGCACGCAAACCAGGCCCTTACGCCATCCTCCTGGCGCCCATGAGTTGTGCCGGCTCTTGCAGTATGCAGCCAGGTCCTTATAAGATGGCCTACCTGAGCCATGACCACAAATAATACCGTTACCACAATACATCTCAACGTGGCCTATCCGTTTCGGCCGGCTTGCATCCGTGCCTGCAAATAACAGCATATCCCCTGGACGCAGCCTGGATGTGTCCGGGATTCCCTGTAATATGTCTGCATTTACAGTGGTCAATTCGGCTGCGGTGTACATCCCTGCGGTATTGGTGATACCGAAGCCCTGTCCAGCCTCTTTGTAGGCATAGCAGATTGAGCTGCTACAATCGCTGTAATAGTTTCCATCTTTATATGGTTTATAGCAGTAGTCCCTCAGGGACTGGCTATATATGTTACGGCCTATAATCTCATTGTATTTGTCAATTACGGCCTGTCTCCTTGTTAATCCGGTCATGTTATTCCTCCAATCTAAAAAGGCCCCAGGAATCTCCCAGGGCCATCGTTGTACCGGTGCAACTTACTCCTCTTCGTCGTCTACTCCATTATTATTACGGTCACTTGGACCGCCCACACCGCTCTGGTGCTTACCTGGATGCGGCGTGTCTGTTGGTGCATCATACAGGTATGGAGTGGGCTGTTTTTCCTGCAGGTCCGGTCCCTCTGCCAGGTATCCTCCGTTCCCCGGAATATGCGCTGCATGTTTTCCTGTTAATTCTGCCATGGTCTTGTCTCCCTTCTGTTTCATGTTTTCTGTTTCTGCATTTATCAGTTTTTCTGTTACTGCCAGTCCTTTGATTAAAAAGGCCGGCACATTGTAACCGCATTCCACCAGGTTTTCCAGGATACTGCGGATTTCGTTTACCAGCAGGCATGCCAAGGTAAACCATCCCAGGAGCAGCAGGAAATCCAGGTTAATCCCCAGGAGGTCATGTCCCAGATTGATGAATAATTTCGGCATCAAAAAAGCCACCAGGATAATCACCCAGTAGCCCAGCTTTTTCAGTATCCCTTTCAGTCCCGTCTTACTTGATTCCCGTCCCAGCTTCCTGGCCTTATACCAGCCGGTCAGCCAGTCCAGAACATTACAGAGCAGGTACCCCGCAAATATGTACCAATACGGCCCCAGGATAGTTACAAGAATTGTTACAGCTGCTCCATAAACAGCATTACATTTGTCTAAAAATTTCATTTTCATTTACCTCACCTCTATTTTATATTGGTAGCCATACTATCCGCGGTGATTTTCGCGTAAATCCTATATTGTAATGTGGCCGTTCTTCTTCCCATCTTTTGTATCTAAGACAATCATCCAGTACAATTCCGGCCAGGCTTACCGGCATCCATAGCACAAAATACTGCGGGCATATCTGTCCCAGGATATTACCTGGCAGGCTGCTGTAATCCCACACGTTCCATCCCAGCCACAGGTTGACCACACAGCCGGTCGCAAACTCCAACACTGTCACGATGCATGCCCCAATAATCACCTGCTGCCATAGCGGCATATCCCAGGGGAGTACCTCGTTAATCAGGCCCAGACCGATAAAACACAGGCCGCCCAGGATAAGCATTGTCCAATGGCTATACCCGCGCCACAGCAACTCTAAGGTTATGTACAGCAGTCCTCCAACGGCCCACAATATGACATACTTATCGTTCCGTCTGTGCCCCATCCGTGCTCACTCCCATCTGCCCGGCTATCTGTGTTAGATACGTCTTAAGCACCTCGCTCTGGTACTCTTCCGGCACATCCGCACCATAAAAGATTTCCCGGACCTCCTCAGCGGTCTGGCAGCCAGCAATCCACATGTTAATAGCATTACAGTACGTGGTGTGATAGGACACATGCCACATGGCCGCCTGGATGATTGCCTGCATGTCTGTTGCGCTGTAATACCTACAGGGCTGCCCATCAGCGTGATACTCCAACTGTGCTGCACCGGCACTTATCTGACTCAGCTTGCCAAACAGATTAAGCTGGTCATGCTCCGTCAGGCTGTAATGCTCCGCAGTCCCATCGGACAGCGTGACATTAATTCCGGCATAGATAATCTGCTCACAGGCCGCGGATACTTCGGCCTTCTTGCTGGCGCGCACTTCTTCCAGTGTCGGCACATATGGCTCTGGCGGTTCCGCTGGCTCCGGAGGGGCCGGAGCTGTGTAAACGCTTCCGTCATTGGATAGCCATACCCTGCCTCCTTCCTGCTTCCATATCGTCTCATAGCCGTACAGGGTGGTGGCCTCTGTGCCATCATCCGTATAGATTGTAATGTCGCCCCATATAGCCGGAATTGCATTGGCAAATACGATTTCCAGGACGTTGGCTGATTCTGGCCGGATGCTGCTGATTTCATACCGTCTTTCTTCCTTTCCAATTTTGATTTTTTCCATGAATTCACTCCTTTTTTTGAATTATAAAAAGGCCCTTGTGGGGCCCGGTTTACGAGTTGCTTGCAGTGCTCAATACTAAGATTACAAACAATGGCATTGTTGATTCCTATTCTGGAGATGCAGTCATTAATTTGGACTGGGTAAGGGCTGGGACTG